CACCTCCACTAGGTAATGGTACCACATCGTGTGGGAGGGTAAAATTCATTTGACCGTATTCTTTTCCGTCTGACATAATATTAAAAACAAAACCACAGGTTTATTCCTGTGGTTAAGTATATATTCATAATAAAATATATCAATACTATTTTAGTAAACAAGTATACAACGGTCCATACGTAAACTTGTATTGATGGTAGCCAACCCATCTTGAGCGTAGTTCAACGCGTTGAAGTTTGTGTTTGTTAGGAATGTACCTTCTAAAATCCACTTTTCAACAACAACACCTGTTGGGTCCAACATTTCTAAGAAAACATCTTTTTTGTAACCTGCAGCATAACCCATACGACCTGTGACTGATTCTGCATGTAAACGAACCCATTCCATAAGAGCCTGAGCAGCTGATGGACCGATTGGGTCTCTGAATACAACAGGAATCTCATCCCAATTGAATCGTCCCGCTACGTATGTTGATGTATTCAAGAATGGAATTTCAACAGAATTAATTTTTATACTTGGTCTTGCTGTAGATTCAACAAACCACTCGTTAATACCCAATGTAGAAGGGAATCTTAATATGAATCGGTTCACTCTCTTTGGCTCGTAAGGAACCGGCATTTTCATTAATAAATCAGCCATTTTTTTGTTTTCTTATTTTTTGTTGTTTATGTATCTATAAATATAGTCTATGAAAGTTTTTCTCTTGACTTTATTTTTTAGTTTTATTATTCATTTAGCAACCAGTTCCAGTTCTTACTAGTTCTAGTTTATACTAGTTCTTAATTATTCTTTCTTTTTAATACCTCCAGCTGTTGAATAAATATTAACTAGGCTATCTGGCTTATCAAAATTCTTCTTCATAACTTCCACATTTTTTGGGTCGTCATCAGAAAAACCTATCGTTGGGGTAAATTTGAATCCTAAATCAGAGACAAGATTATAAGTTTTTTCTAATAGTCCTGCCATTCCTCTGACATATTTTTCAAAGTCTTTCATTGCTTCCACCTTTAATTCCTCAGGATTTGCTTCAGCACCTGTCCCAAAAGAAACGGGGTGGTACTTGTTTAGTGACAAATAAGTTTCAATCATTTCTTCATCACCCATATTATCTTCACCTACAAAGTCTCTGTATTTTCTAAGGTTCTTAACCAATTGTTTTTTATCAATACCACCATAACCTGAATCAATATACTTTTTCACCGCCTTTCTTAAAGTGAATGGGTTATGACCTCTTGCGGTAATAATAGCAAATATGGAACCGTTATTAATTGCTTCTTTAAAGTCCTCCCAAGCTGGACCTAATTTTGCCGAATTAATATCTCGTAAAAACTGAGAATCACCTTCAGTTCTAAAATTTCTAAAAGGGTTTTCAGCATAACCAGTTATCTCTTGTCCTCTATAATCAAATGGTTTTTTTCCAATAACACCTCTGTATTCTGCAAAATCTTCTGTTGACATACCAATTTCATCACCATCAACATTTTGTAACACAATTTCAGTCGGCATATGAACAACATTATCGTCCCAATCAAACGCATAATATTTCATATCAGGCAAACCAGTGTCCGAAAAACCCTCGGACACTGGTATTATATTTTTCATTTGTTTTTTCATTTATTAGATGTTTTCAAATGAAGCTCCCGCTGGAGTGATTAAGAATTCAATATCAATGAATTCGAGTGCTTTAGTTGGTTTCAAATAGATTTTACCCGTCAAAGTATTTCTATCTAAGTCAGCAGGGTCTGAAGAAACCGTAACTCTAAAGTCATATATACCTCTATCTCTTCTTATTGAATCCAAGATTGGGTTTACAGAATCCAAGAACTGTTGTCTTACAATCTCGTCGTTTTGTTCAAACAACAATCTAACAGCAACCGCTGAAATTAGTTTTCTTGTTTGTAACAACAATCTTCTAACGTTCAATCTATCAAGAGCACTTTCTCTAACTTGAAGAGTTTTGTTACCCCAAATTACAGTACCAACATCAGAGAATGTTGCAATTGGGTTAATTCTTCCTTCATAAAGAACGTCTCTGTCTTCTTGAGTGAGTTTCTTTCTAGCCTTTACTGAATTCACCAAACCTCTAGTGTAACCCGCAGTTGCGAACCATGGGAATGATACGTTATCGGTAAGTGCTAAGTTTCTACAAACTTCACCTGTTGCTGGTAAGTAGATTTGTGTGTTATTCACAGTATCTCTAACCAAAATCCAAGGATAGTAAGTTGCAGTATAGTTTGAGTCGATACCTGAATCAGTCAAAGTATCTACCGCTTCTTGTGGGTAGATAAAGTCAGTTGGGTTACTAACAGGAACGTACATGTCAGTATCAGGTGTTGTACAAATGTATACTGAATCCGCTCTTTCGTTTTCAATCATATCAATTGCAGAATCTATCAGATTAGAGTTGTTTACATAATCAATACTTGCAGTTGCAAATACATTTATATTAGTACTTTCAGGGTTGTTGAATGATTGTATACCCAACAAGTACGCGTAGTAATCAGTATTTGCATAATCCTGAGTGTTATTACCAACAGTAATTCTCTTGAATGTACCTGAACCGGTTGCACTTGGATATCTTGGGTCGGTACTACAAGCACCTTTTAAGTAACCTGAACCACCTAATACGAATCTATCTTGGTTAGTTCTATTTTCTCTATAGATATCCCATCCATCAAAACCACCATACATAAGAACTGTGAACTTTCTTGAGTAAGTGTAGTAGTATGAGTTAGTTTGAGACTGTGGGTTATTTTGGAATGATGAGTCACCAACAAAGAATGCTGTTTCACCACTTGTAGTATAAGCATTTGCAATTGTAACTGCGGTTGCTCCTGAATCCATGTGATAACCTTTTGTTAGAACATTCCATGGAGTACTTTCAGTTGCAGTACAAATATCCGATGGTAATTGTTGACCTTTATATTGTAAGAAGTCACTATCATAACCAACTTGAGTTGAGAATCCTAAGTAAACTCTTCTCTTGTTGTCACCAGAACTTGTTGTTGTATTTGCATTACCTAAAGTATCACCAAATGGTGGGTCATAAATTGTTTCACCAGGATAATCATATTTAGTTTTGTAAATTGGAAATGGTGATGGGTTAGATGTTGATGAATACATTCTTGTTACATAACCTTCAAATCCACAAGGGAGTGCATCTGCAGGTGCCTCATCACTAAACTCCAACATAATATATCTTGAGTTTAAAGAGTATTCTCCGTCAGACGTACCAATTTTCACACCAATATAACTGTTTGTTGTTGGGTCCATAGTACAGTTTGTAAATTTCTCAAGTACAACTGGGTTTGAATCATTGTCAAAGTAATCTCTAACAACAACGTCAAACGTCAAATTATTGAAGTCCATATTCAATATTGAAACTTTAACTTCTGTGTTTGCAGCATTACCGTCAGAAATTGAAATAAATTTGAATAATTTATAAACTCTGTTACCTCTTAACTCAGAAACTATGTAAGGTGTTTCTGGTGTTTGATATTGTTGCATGTACCAACCAATGGTATTAGCACCACCCGTTCTAGCACTTGTCAAAGAAACTAAGTTACTACTAATACCCTTAATGTAACCCATTCTATATGCGTAATTGAATAAGTTATAATATTGTTCCTCAACAAATAATGGTACTTCATTTCTTGGTTTATCGAAGTTACTTCTTGCAAATACTTTTGTAATATAATTTGTATCTGACAATGTAAATGACGTATCAAATCTAAATGAGCTACCATCTGAAGTAACACCTGAAACTTGGAACGTATCGTATGGATTTGTTGTTACTCCTGAGTATTGTCCTGTTGTTACAAGTTGAACGTCACTAAGACCTGTCACTGTATATACAGGACCTGTATCATTAGAGTAAGTAGCAATACCTCTTGAACGAAGAGTTGCTATCACCATATTATTATAATCAGCAAATGCAGTTCCTGAATACGTGTAAACAGAACCTGATACTGTACCTGAATATGAACCACTTCCTAAATCAGCTAAATCACTAACTGCAGTGTAGAATGAAAAGCCGGAATAGCTGTTATTAGAGTAGTTACTAAATTGTGAGTAATACCATGGGTCATTAGTTCCATCAGTAAGGTCCGTTGCGTCATAAGAAACTGATGGTACATCATATACGTTTGTTGCAGCAGTATATGTTGTATTTTGATGTTCTGTATATGCTGTTGTTGCTACAGAACCAAAATAATATATTGAAGTAGCACTTGTTGTAGTACTGTTCAATATAGTATATAATTGAGTTGTAATTTGTTCATCAACAGAACTTTCACCACCTGAGTATGTTTGGTATGTATTATTGAGAATACTATTAATCTCAGCTGGTAGAGTATCTAAGAATTCAATTGATGATGTGGTTGCACTTGTTCCTGAAAAAGTGAATGTAAAGTCGGTACCCCCACTTGTGGTAAGTTCAACAGTTGTCTTATCAACATTCGCCTTTGTCATGATAGACCAAGATGGTCCCGCATCATAACCTGATAATCCTAAAATTCTTGTTACAAACAATTGGTTAGATTGTTGTAAATAAGATTTGGCTATATATGCCGCCTCATATTTTGGTATTTGAGTATTAACAAATTTATCAGGTAATGTTCCACCAAAATATGTTTGGAATTCATCATAGTTAGTAATGAAAATTGGTTCGAACGCTGGACCTTTCTGAGTTTCACCCACAAGACCTAAAGTAGTAACACCTACACTTTGTGCTACAAAACTCAAGTCGGTTTCCGATGTATATACACCAGGAGATACAAATACTTTGTTTGCTGTTGCCATTCTATTTTTTTCTAAAAGAAATTTATTTTTATACATAAATATTATTCAGAAACGGAAAAAACTTTACTTCTTTATATCTATTTATAAATTGGCAGACTTAATTCTGCCTTTTTTCTACCTATGGCTGGTGATACTAAAATCAAGAATTTAAAGATTTCCGTTGAAGCTCATAACACTTTGAAAAAGTATTGTGAGAAAAGAGGAATAAAAATGTATAAATTTTTAGAGAACCTTATCTTTGAAAAATGTAAGGAGAATAAGGATTTGTACGGAGAAAATTAAAGTAATTTTGCTTGTAACTTCAAAGAAGACTCAAGACTAACATTATCTTTTGTAATATCAATAACCAAAACATCACCTGAGGTTAATTGAATTAATTCCAAGTCTGTACCATAGTAATCCCCATTTATATAGATGTCATAACTACTAACGTTATTTGATGACACATAAGATAGATTGGCCGTAAAATAATAATTTTGTGTAAATGATGTTGTACCAACCGCATATGGTATATCAATGTCAAACTCATCGGGGTTAGGTGGAAACTTTGATTTACCACCTTTTTTCAATTCAGTATCCATCTCCATAACAGTCAATACTCTTGAGATTGCTGGTGAAACTTCAAACTCTTCTTCATCAATCAAAAATCCCATCATTGTAAAATTATAACTTTGTATATAAAATTTTCTTTTATCAATATCCATAACAGATTCATCAGAAATATTATCCATAATAATTGGAACATAATGTCCTTTGATGAATGTGTATGCTTGACGAGATGAAAATTTTTGTAAAACTGTTTTATTGAATGAGTTTAATTCTCTCATCCTATTGCAAATAATTTTTACTGAAAAAGTTATATCGACAGGTACAGGTTGTGGTATTTTATAAATGTCCATACCATTTCTTTGACCGTCCCATGTTGGAACACTGGCATAATAGAATTGTTTTCTATTTGGAATTGTATATTGAAGTGATGGTATACTCCCGTATTTTACCTCAGGTTGTCTAACAACAGTTATAAATGGTGGACTAACATTATTATCCAAATCTTGGAAGTTCCAAGTTTGTGTAAACTGAGACCAGTTCTGTGTTGTAATAATAATATCAACAACAGGTACATTTTTCCCATTAGCCGAAATTTGTAATTCTTCCTTTACAAAGTCTAACATACCCCTATCTAAATCGGCATGTAAAACTGATTTAGGAAGATAGGTACCGTCTTCTCTAATATAATCCAATAACTCCTCTCTTCTTTCAGAAAGAATTTTCTTCGGTTGAAGGGGTAGATGTTTTTTTATTTTTTTAGGAAATCCCATTATATACCTCTAAATTCATTATAACTTACAGGAGTACATACATACGTCTTGTAAAATGCTTTATAACCACCGTAAGAATGTTTCAAATCTGAAGTAATTTTTCCATCATTTACCACAGAATAATATCTTACTTTAGTTTCAGTTTCATAATACCCAATATAATCACCCAAATCGATATCAATACTCAAAGCATCTAATTCTTTGTTATAAACACTGAATGTCATATTACCAGGCTCTGTTTGTACAATTCTTGTATTACCCATATATGCATTGGTGGGTTCAACAATCTTTACATAAGCTTTGAACTCAATTGGTGGTAAGAATTGAATCTCATCAGTTCCAACTTCACCATAAACATCATCATTTTTGGTTCTTTGTTTATCAACTTTATACAGAACCAAAGTGAAGTTCATATCACCACCCAACCATTCTTGACCCATCTCAATGTCTAAGTCAAAATCCTCTTGTCCAAAGAATTTACCAATACGGGTAATAGGTACCTTTTTTTCCATATATTGATAAATACCTTGATTCTTATTATATTTGTACTAAAAGAATTGTTTGGAACAACAGAATACTGATATTAATCTACCTTTAGAGGTCAAAGCACTTCGTATATTAGAAACTTACGAAGGGGCTAACAATTATTTATTGGGTCTAAAACTCAAACAACAAAACAATAAAAAATTCTACCCAACACGAGCACAAGCTGAATACATAATCAGTTATCATAATACCACCCCAAAAATTGCTCGAAAATGGATTACCTTGGATTCCTATTTTGCATACAAATTAGCCAACGATAGATTGATGCCAATTATACCTGAAACTGTTTGGGTTGAAAAACTTTTAGTTGAAAGAGATAAATCTTACCATATTTGGGGTAAATTTTTCAGTGGAGACACTTTGAGTGATTTTTGGTTACCAAAGGCATCAATGATGAAAAACAACAAGGTTGAACCTGTTGAAATTGATTACGAAAAATATTCTCATCGTCCACCACTATCACACCAAAAAGAGGCTATCGAAAAACTATACCAAAATAAAAAATTTATTTTGGCCGATGATATGGGATTGGGTAAGACCACCTCAACAGTAATTGCTGCATTAGAAACAGGTGCTAAGAAGATTCTTATAATCTGTCCTGCATCATTGAAAATTAACTGGCAAAGGGAAATTCAAAATTATACTGATAGAAGTACATTTATTTGTGAAGGGAAATCATATTCGACCGAAGATGATTTTGTGATAATGAATTATGATATTGTGAAGAATTTTCATGATTCAAAAAAGAAATCAGAATCATTAATAAAAAAATCAAATTTTGATTTAATAATTGTTGATGAAGCTCACTACATTCAAAACAAACAAGCACAAAGAACCAAATTGATAAACGACATTGTTGAATCAATTGATAGAGTTTGGTTATTGTCAGGTACACCAATGACATCAAGACCAATAAATTATTATAACTTATTGAACATTGTTGATTCTCCTGTTGCTCAAAATTGGATGGCATATGTAAAAAGATACTGTAACGGATATCAATTCAAAG